ATCATAGAATTAGTTTCTACCTCTCCCCTTTGCTGCATTTGGTTAAAATCCAGAACCTTTAAATTATTTCCACCTGTATTGCGGATTATCACATCTGTGGAAAATAATCTTTTTAATCTTGTAAATACTGTTGTATCGGCCATAGTGTATTAATATATGAATAAATATTATAGAATCCAACTAAAATCTTCTGTTCCCCCCTTCCCATTATCCATGTGATAGGGGTTGTCTTTTCCTGCCGAGAAGTAAGCCCCTTGATATCCTACTGTTGTTTTATGAAATGAACCTAGGGCAGCTTTAGTTACATCTACTCCATGTTGTCTAAATTTTAGAGCTGTGTCTCTTACGTATAATCCTGTTCCAAAACTCATCACTAAGTCATCATTATATCCTACTTGAGCTTCAGCCCTGCCGTATTTCCATATAAACGTTTTCATTTCTTCTAGTAAACGTTTAGATTGAATAGTAACCCCCTTATCAGCTACATATTCTTGAAATTTACCAATAACCATAGGACGAGTTCTAGATGACATAGTAAATCCCGCAGTCATATTAGAATTATTTTCATAGTTTTGTAAGTACGAATCTACACTTACACTGTCTGATTTGGGGGAATAGTATAGATTGGGGTAATTTTTTTCTATAATAGTTTGGATAGTACTCCATCCAATATTAGCATTTTCTACTATTAATAATGCATTATTATATTCAGTAGCAATAGCAGTTAATATATTTCCAAAGTCTTTAGTACCTACTTGTCCTTTGTATTCTCCTACTTGTGTTGCCGATTCTATATCAAAAATATGAAAGGCAGAATAATCTTTACCATCTCCCCTAGCTACATCAGCAGATATCATATATGATCTACTATAATCTGCGGGTTGCCAAATCCATAAGTTTTGGTCAACACCACGTCTTTCAAGTGGTTCTTTAATAGTAGTTTTTTCTATAAATTCTAAATACTCTGGGAAGAACACTATATCACCTGATGTACTAAAGTCGCAGTCACACTCTTGAGCTGCCATTCTAGGATCCCCTAGTAATTCATCTTGTCTATCTCTCCATGCTTGATCTCTTTCAGGGTGAACATACCAAGGTAATTTAATAGGGAGAAAATCATTTTCTTTAGCTTCAGCTCGAGCCCATGTTTGGTGAAACCAATTACCTGTACCATAAGGAGTAGATAACGCTATACACCCCCCACCAGTGGCGAGTGTTTGTTGGGCTGATGCCCATATTTCTCCTATATTTTCAATGAATGCCGCCTCGTCAATTAATAAAAGGGAAACTGCTTCTGATCTACCTGCGTCACTTGATGCCGAAGTAGCTTTAATTTGAGATCCGTTAGTTAATCGAAGGGTTAATTTGTTATTTTCCTCAAAATCTATTTTAAGCCACGAAGGTAAATTTTCATACATAAATTTAACCTTAGTAACCATATTTTTAGCAGTTTCTTGTTTTGTAGCAATACATAAAACATTCTTATCTTTATGGAAAGTCATTAACCATAAAGAATATCCCGCAGATAGGGTAGATATACCTAACTGGCGGGATTTAAGTACTACTGAGTATGGGTTTTCTCTCCATAGTTTTAATACTTTTTCTTGGAAAGGGTATAAGTGGAAGTTGATTCTACCTCTTTGAGGGTGTTGAATCATGCAATATTTTTTCATAAAGTGTATAGGATCTTGTGCACACTTTATATATTCTTGCCTTATTATTTGTTTTAAATCACTCAATTTTTACTTAATAATATGGGAGTTAAAGTACCTACTAAAGTAGTTAAAATAGTTAAATTTCTTGTACTTCTAAGTGATTTAATTTTATCATTTTTGTTATTTAAATCTAAATTCAAAGTGATATTTTGATTATAACATTTTTTATTTATTAGTATTAATGAATCTGTAGATGTTTGGTACTCTTTTATTAAAATAGAGTCTTGTTCTATAATACTATATAAATCTCTAATTTCGGCTTTTAAAGAATCTCTTTCCTGTTGGCAAAAGTCATAAGAAGTAAGATCTGCAACTACCAACCTAGCTTGTTCTGTGGGGAGGCAAATTAGGTTAGTGGTTGTATCTGTTTGAGAAAAAATTGGTAAGCTCATTATGAGACATACCATCAATAGAAGATATTTGTTCAGCATACTTTTTTTTAATTTGGTTTAATTCTTTACTTCTAGTAGAGATAGTAGTATTAAGACTATCAACTATTGTTTCAGTAGAGATTAAAGTATATTCTAGATTTTCTTTTAATTCAGTTATAGCACCAATTTCTTCAGAAAATTTTGCTTTTTCTTCTTCTAAAAGTTGATTAAACCTAAGTTCAGCTTCGGTAGTTGCTTGAGTAACCAGGTCACTTGTCATATACCAAGTTAACCCTATTCCTGCAACCAGCCCCATAATTACCCCTAATCCTACAGATACTACACTATTCTTCATGATTATACATATTAAAATTGTATAGTTTTTATAATTTTATCTATACGTTCTTCAGTAGATCCACTAAGTTCATAATAGATGGGACCATATTTTACTAAAAGTTGTTGTATAGTATCGTCTATTTGTGTTCTATATTTGCTATTAGTTTCACGTATTCCATTATCCTCTATATCCATCCCCTTAGATGAAATGTAGAAAATATAATCATATTGATAAATAAAACGTTTAGCATACCTAGCAAAAGCATCTTTATCTATCACATTAATTTTTTGGGCACATTCAGTAAATGCCATTACATCAAGAACTGTTCTATCGGTAATAATATTCTCTTGCATTAACTCAGCTACTCGTTCTGCTAAAAATACAGTTTGACCCTCAATATTGGTTTCATAATTCAAAGGTATACCTAAAGAACTTAAATATGCACTTCGTTCAGTGGCAAATTTATAATCTTTAAATTCAGGTATCCCTTTAAGAGCATTAACTAATGTAGTTTTACCTACACTCATAGTTCCTGTAAATCCTATTCTCATTATCCTCCTTGTCTTGCTGATTCTCTCATTGCCGGGTTTTTATACCAAGGGAGTCCTGTGGTGTTGCGTTTTGCTTCTTTCCATTCTTCTTCGGTATGCAATATTCCATAAAGATAATACTCTCTTAATCGATTTACACCCTCAGGTATAAGAGCAGGTCCATCCCAATTGTGAAGTTTTCCATCCCAATAATGAGCCACTGTACCATCAGGGGTTTTTAATTTTTTAGGTTTAGGCCATTTTTCTTTTTTTACCATATTAATTTATTTTTAATATATTTTCTGCTACATAAGTTCCTTGGGCTCCGGATACTGTGATTCCTCTAGCACTCAGAGCATCTCCTACAAAATGAATATTAGACACTTGTTCAAGTGACAAGTTACCATAATTTACAAGTGGTTCAGGTGAAAGATATTTTACTTCAGGAATATACATACCCCAATCATCTCCTAATGTTGGGAATACTTTTTTCATATCTTCAATAAAATCTTCAATATATTTAAAATAACCTTGAAAGTGTTCACGAACCTGTTCAAGTCCCTTTTCTGTGATATAATGAGCTTTTACCCAGTCACCTTCAGATGTTTTACTTTTTAAGCGGTTTATAATACCACCACCACCTTCTCCTTCAATCCAGGGCGAGTAATATAAACCTGCTTTGTATTTGCTTTGAAAGCGTCCTTGTGCTCTTTTTCCGTTAGCACCTTCACCAGGTACAATGTCTACTTTTTGTACTTTAGAAACTAATTCACGAGACCAATCAAAGGGTTTATCAATTCCTCTAACTTCCATTAAAATACCAAAATTAGTCATATCGTTACGATATGCTTCGTCTTTTTTAGCATGACCATTGTAGCTATAATCACCATATGTCTCTTCAAGTGCTACATATGCTGCGTTATTATTGGTACAAAATGAACGAAGTGATACGCCTTTATCTTCAAATTTACGATATAATTTAAAATCATAACTCACATCAATAAGTTTTTGGAAGTGTTTTTGGGGAGCTTCAAATCGTACACCAATCTGTACTGGTTTAGGTTCAGTTGGGTATTTATTTTCTTCTATAATTTGTTTACCAAAATCAATGCCCGATTTACCAACACCAAAAATCAAACGGTCATAATATGCTAGTCCCCCTCCTTTACGACCATCTTCATGGGTATATTTATAATTTATTGTGTTTTCTTGGGGAAAAATACGAGTTACTTTAGTATTCCATATAAATTTAATACCCTTATCACAAAGATAATTATACCAATTTTTACCTATTTCATGTAAATAATCTGTACCTACATGCCATACTGGGAAAAGGCGAAGGCCAAAGTAGGGTTTAATGAAATCAGGTTCTGCTATAGGATTTGAGCATTGTACTTCTTCAGGTTTTGGGTGAAAACGCTTAAAATTAGTAATAACTTGATCCATTAACTCCATAGCTTTTTCATCACCACAGTATTTAGACATATGACCACCAATTGAAGTATGGTATGTAAGTTTACCATCACTCCAACCTCCAGCACCCATAAATCCTGTCATTACTTCTTCAGGTTTACGTTTATAAGGATCGTTACCCATATCAATAATAGTGATACGACTACCATCATACCCATTATCAACTAATTTAGTAGCAGCATTTACGCCCGCTACTCCGGCACCTACAATTACTATTTTCTCCTGCATTTATGCATGATTTTAATGGTTAAATATACGAAAAAAGTGTGGCGTCACCAAATTATGATGACGCCACAGCTGTCTGAATTTTTTATTAAATCGCTCGGCTATGAATCGAGCTTAATGTTACTTATTTTTTATCCTCAGCAACTGACGCTTT